AAACTTAACAACTAACACACCATCTTGTTGGTTAGTGATTGCTAAATCAGCAGAAGTTCCTTCTAAGTTTGATAAATAAGCATTATAAGTCTTAGGAGTTACATATATTCTCTTGTCTGCTGCAGGTACTTGTTGTAATGCTGCTGGAGCATTGTCATACATACTTCTTAAAATACCTATTGATTCTGCTGCTGTAGGTGCTGTAGGTGCTACTGCACTATACTCAGTTCTAGCAGCCAATACAGTTGCATCATCTCCCATTAACTTCATCCATCCTGACATTTGGTCGTAGTTAGCAGTTGCACTATCTCCACCCCATGCTAATCTTACTACATCTTGTGCGATACCTTTTACAGCACGATTTACAATCGCATCTGCTAATTGAGTACCCTCAAGGTTCATTACATCAACACCATTTCTGTACATTTCTTCAATGTAAGTTCCGAAAAACTCATCAGTACATTGCTCAAGAGCAACTCTCATTCTACCTGCAGTTATTGTTTTCTCATCAATATCAAATTGTGTTGACCCACTTGTTGCTGAACAACCAGTGTATTTTTGTACTATTTTTGTTAGAGCAGCAGAAGTAAACACATTCATTTTGTGCTTTACATTAGGAATAACTCTATAGTTACGCATAATATCATCACTTCTAAATACTGGCTCATAAAAAATTTCATTAAGGTTCGCCCCTGAGTAAGTTGCGAAAGTTCCTTTATTTGCTACATTTGCCATTTTTTTTTTATTTTTTAGTTATTAAATTTATTTCTTACTCTCTCTGCCATTGCATTGTAAAAACCTGCATTAACATCTTCTTTTTTGTTTTCAACTACTACAGGATCTGCTTCAGTTTCAATTTCTGTACCTTTAGCATCTGCTTTGTTGATTTTAGCGTTTAACGCTTCTACTTCTTCAGTTAAAGTTAAGTTAGTTCCTTTTGCGTTTGCTAACTCTTCTTCTAATGAAGAAATCTTGTCTGATAAATCAATGTTTTTAGTTTCAAAGTCAGATATTTTATTCATTATATCTTCATTATCTGCTAATGTAACATTAATAGTAGTCTCTTCAACAACATCTTCAGAAACTTTTACATTACCTTTTACAGTAGCAACAATTTCCTCAACCTTGTTGTTAAACCATTCTTTTAACTCATTAGTCATTTTTTTGTTATTTATATTAATACTCAATTTATTTTGTATTTCTTCTTGCGTGATGTTCTTAAATTTAGAAACATCATACTTAGCAGCCACTTTAATAGAATCAGAAATAGTATCCACAAAACCTAATTCATATGCTTCATTAGCATTTAACCAAGTTTCTTCGTCCATCATTTCTTGTAAAGCATCATAAGACAATCCAGTCTTTTTTCTGTAAATGTCTGTAAGTTCGCTAGAGATTTTATCAAGGGTATCTGCAGTCTTTCTCATGTCTTTTGCCTCGCCCATTGTTCCGCCCCAAGCGTTATGAATCATAAATAAAGAATTTTCAGCCATAACAACCTCATCTGCACCAAGAGCAATAATTGTAGCAATACTTGCAGCAATCCCCTCAATATAAACAGTAGTTTTAGCCTTTCTTCTTTTGATTACATTATACATTGCCATACCGTCAAAAACATCACCCCCAAGACTGTTAATCCGTAGATTGATTGGCAAACCTTTTAATTCTTTAATATCATTGATAAACTCCTGAGCAGTTACGCCATAAGTTCCTATTTCATCAAAGATATATATGTCAGCAGTTTCACCTGCTTTATTCTTAATATTATACCATTTTTCTTTCATAGAGGCAAAAATAGAACTAAATATAAATAGATCTACCTAATTTTCTTACAAAACTTTAAACGCTTATATTATTAGAGGGTAAAGACTTCTTTCTTTCTTTATATACAATATTTTGTGCTTGGCTTTCGCTTATATTATATTTTATAGACAAATCCATCCAAGTGTGTGTTCTACTGCCTTTATTAGCAACTAAAAGCCTGTCAAAATCTACTATTATCATAAAATTCCTAAGTCTTTTAGGGTCTATAATCCCTTTTTCAACAAAATGCCTGACAATATCTTTACAAGTTGGACTAAATCCAAATCTTTTTTCTAAACTAATACCAGTAATTTCAATGAAGTCTTTGACTACATCAATTTTATTTTGTCTTTGCTTTTTTCTTTTTCTGAGCATTAGCCTTTTTAGGTGTTTGTTCAGCAGTAATCCACTCATCTACGATAGTTTCCCAAAATTTAACTACTGCTTTTCTACAAGAAGAACAATTTATGTCTTGTTTATTAGCAGGAAACAATAAGAGCCATTCTGCAAACATTATATTTAATGATTCAGTATGGTACATTGTGAAATTTTTTGTGTAATTTCTGTTTTCAACAACAGCGTCTGTCATTGTTTTTCTTTTGTCTTTGCTGTAATTATCAGCGATTTCTTTTAAATTCATATGTAAAGTTTTACCATTTATTTTGTGGACATTTACCAAAAAACTCTTTTGTTAATGATGTTTTAGCATCTAGGAAGCACTTACAATCAGCACATCTTGCTCCTCTTGTTATCTTTGGTCTTTTTAGTAACATAAAGTTTCGGTAAAAACTACAACTTTTACATATATTTAATCTTTCTGCTTTGGTTTTTTTATCAACAAACATTTGTTTATTTCTTTGATTATTAAATTATTGCGTCTGCCTGTATAACACTTACTGTATTTTGGCTTTCTGTAATGTCTGCTTCTACTACAACTACTTTCCCTTGACCACTCATAGCACCCATCATTTGATTTTGACCTAAAGCATTGAATTGCTGTTGGCTAAACGAAGGCATATTTAACATACCACCATCTGCAAACTTAACACCACCACCTGCAGAGTTCATTGCTGATAATTGATTTCTAAACATTGCTGTACTTCTTTTGTTTATTACTGCCTCACCTCCTTCTAATTCTACCACCCTTCCACCTACTGCAAATTTTTCACCTCCTTGTGCGTGTGACTTACCATGAACCATGCCTCCTTGTGCGAATGTATCAGGAACTGCTGACAAGCCTTTATCTATTAGTTTTGACACGACAAATCCTGCTCCTGCTGCTAAAAATAAGTTAGCAGGGAATGGAACGCTTGTTATAATTTGTTTTATTTGAGCAGCAACTGCTTCCATAACATAGGCTCTAATAACAGATTTTGCTGACGACATAGCATTTTGACCAGATAGTGCTGCTCTTACTATATCTTCTTCTAATCTCTTATCTTTATCTTTTGAAGCATCTTCATTTAACTGTTTTTCTAAATTATGTAGACGAATTAATGCTTTTTCTCTTTCTTCATTAGACAATAAAATAAACTTTAACAACTCCCTAGTGTCCTCTATTTCACTTTTTATTAAGTCCCTTCTAACATCTGCTGCTTCTTTTTCTGATAACTTGCCCTCTGTTAACATTTGAAGTCTAACTGCAAGTAATTGTCTGTCTATATCTAATTGTAATGTTTTAGCCTTAGTATTTTCATCTGTTGCAACTGTATTTTCCTCTGTTAACTCTGTATCTTCTTTTTGGGTTTCTCTTACATTTAAAGCAGCATCCATTATTTTATCTATACTTAATCCTAATTGTTTTGCTGTTTCTTGATATCCACTAATTATTGTCTGTTTTTCACTTTCAAAATTGCTAATTTGTTTCTCACCTACTTTTTGTGCCATGTTAAAAACACTAATCTGGACATCTAATGCATCTTCTAATGCTGTTCCAGAAACTTTATATCTTCCTGCTTCTGCTTTTGCTGCTGCTATATTTGCCTGAGCAACTCCTTTAACATTTTTTGCATATTTTTCTGATAATTCGTTTAATTCTTCTTGCATACTAGTTGCGATAATTCTTTCCATCATTGCCCTATTAACTTCTATCTGCATGTCACGAACATCCTCTAAACTATTTTTTTCTGAAACTAGATTTGGAAGGTAATCACCATACTCTGTGTTTAAATCTTGTATTGTTTTAACTCTAGCATCTTGAGTTAAATTTCCGCTAGCCAGTATTTCAAACATAATATCCATTTCCTCACTTGTTCTTTGTAGTAATTGAACTTGTGTTTCTGCAGGTGCTATGAAATCAGTTATTTTGTTTGTAAGATCTGCAAATCCATTAATAAAATTTGCAAAACCTCCCTGTCCTTCCATTATTGCTATTTGTAATCCTTGAGTTGCAGAAGTAAGCCTTCTAAAAGACCCTTCTAAAGTGTCTCCTACTATTTCTGCCATATCTTCAGCAGCACCATTTGCTAAATTAAATTGTTCAGTTAAAAATGATACTCTTTCAGATCCATTTACCATTGTTTGAAATGCAGCAACTTGTCTTAAATCTACAAGTTCCATTATTTCCGCATTTGATAATTGTTCAGCGTTTAATTGTTGTAATGCTCTTTGTAAGTCATCAGAACTATTAACTGTAAATCCTAGATGTTTTGATAAATCAGATGTTGGGGATTGCATTTTTAAGAAAATATTTCTTAATGATGTACCTGCAATAGAAGCCTCAATACCAGCATCAGTAAGCGTACCCATAATTGCTGTAGTTGCCTCTAAGGATATATTTGCTCCTGCAGCAATAGGAGCAACTTTAGTCATAGATGTTTGGAATTTTTCAATATCTAATGCGGATGAAGTAAAAGCAGAAGCCATTACATCAGTAACCCTTTGTGTTTCTACAGCATTTAAACCAAAACCTCTAACAGCAGCACCAGCCACAACTGCTGCTCTAGCCAAATCACTATCTGTTGCTACCGCTAAATTCAAGGTAGCCTCCTGAGCATCTAGTATTTCTTGAGTAGAAAAACCTAACTTACCAAAATTAGTTTGAAGTTCTGCTACTTGTTGTGCAGTAAAGAATGTGGAACGACCTAAATCTTGTGCGGTTTGACTTAATCTTTTAAAATCATTATTAGACGCATTAGTTATCGCTTTTACTTTAGCCATTTGAAATTCAAAATCTCTAAAACTTTTTATTGACCTAGAAATTGCACCTGTTATTGTTGCGAACGCAGCACTAGCAGCCAAAACTCCTCCAGCCAATTTTCCAAAACTTCTTGTTGCACTACCTGTTCTTGTTTCTAATTTCTTTAAATCTTTTTGTCCTTGTACGACTACCTGAACTACTATCTTTTCTGTATTTGTTGCCATATTATTATATATTAAAATGCTCTTTGAACATTTGTTTTTGGATTATTTTTTTTAATTTGATCTGCTATCATATTAGCCACATCTACACCTATTGACGGTGCTAACTTTGCTGCTACTTCTTTTGAATGTTTCCTTGCTATATATCCTGCAAAGTTTGTTCTTCTTGGTATTGCGTTACCCTCTTTATAAAACACATAAGGTTTTCGCATACTATTGTCTGGGTAATTTCTATTCCCATAACCACTATTTTTTATTCTGTCTAAAATTCTTATAGCACCACTAACCCCTCCTTTTATACTTCTTTGATCCATCCATCTTACTATTGTATTGAGGTTTGGAATTTTAGCAAACGCAGGATTATTAACTGCTTTCCAATAAGCAACAGATGAGGTTATATTTAAAATACTTAAACCTTTCTTTATAACATTATATTTAAGACTTCTACTTAATCTACCTGTAGCATTATGCTTTTGAAATTTAAGTTCATCCTGCAATTTCACACGCAGCATATCTCCTACTTCTCTTAATGTTATATTTGTGTGTTTTAAAGACTTCATTATATTATGTATTCTTAAATTTAGTCATTATTCTACTAACGGATATCCTCTATTAAGTTGATTCCTTTTTAATATTTTATGTGAATCTCCTCTTGTGTCAACGCCATGAATAGGAATTAAATACTCTTTCTTTTCTTTTATTGATATATTTGATATAGAAACGACTGTAGTAGAACCTGCTGTTGTAGTAAAGTATAGCACAAGAATACTGTCTGGTGATTCTGCAGTGAAAGTTGAGGTTTTTAAACCTGTACTTGTATTTGTTACTGGAAAACTTGTAGAGTCTGAATGATACACAACATAAGAAGATCCTATAGGCTTGTAAACTGTAATATGTAATGTTCCTGTGTCTCCATCTATTACATTTTGAATTTCAATTTGGTATTGATTCCCCTTAATCAAAGAAAGTTTTTGATACATTCCGCTATAACTTGGGTCGCCTCCTGACATTTTACCAGTAAAACTAAAATACCCATCTGCACTGTCTGGTGCTGCCCCTGCTGTATAATCTGCTGAGGCTGTTGTATGGTATCTATACCATCTTCCGACAGTAGATGCAGGGCTGTTTACTAAAGCGTCTACATGTGGGTCTGCTGCTGTAGTTGCATGATCTGTATCTGAACTTAATTGAGTCTTATAAGCCAAAGCATTGCCAAAGTTTACATACTCACCATCATAAGTTATTATACCTGAAAGAACTTCTAACCCACTTATTAAAGGAAGTCCACTGTTTGATATTTGTTTTTTATTTTTATTTCTCATAATTCTATAATTGAGGGATATAATCATCTGGAATATCATTATCAGTAGGGTCTGTTGGGTCTACGCTAAAAGGCGGTGCAGATGCCGCAAAAGCCCCTCTCTCTATCCATTGTATTAATTCAACTTTAGTTGGCGTATTGCTATTTGGTTTATAATCTACTACTCTTTGTATCCTCCAATAAGCACCATCTATATAAACTAACTCATCAAGGTTTAAATTAATTATATCTAAAACTTTTAAATCAATATAGCATGTTCTCATTATTGGATTGTCTCTTAAAGTTCTTATAAGTTTAGAATAATAAGTGTCATACAGTCCCTTTTGTATGACTGCATCATCAAATGTTTGTGTAGAGTCATCAAAATTTCTAGCCCACATATTATCGTAACACAAGTTAGGCATACTAGTGTTTTGTTGATTATAAGAAACTGCTTGAGGTATAACTAATCCATAATTTGATAAAGATGATTGCATTGGCCACAAAACAGAATGTGTGTCTGCCCATATTTGTAAATATACAATTCTATTATTAAATACAGTCCATGTGCCTGCTGCAGAGTATTTATTCCAACTTAAAAGTCTTGGTAAAAAATCATTCCCCTTTTCTGGTCTCATCCAAGTACCTGCAGAAACATCTTCTTCCCACAAACAAGCACTTGGGGCTGTATTAACATCAGAATAATTAGCGTTCGGCCCCATAGTGTCTCCAGAATCAGGAGCATTATATGTCCCTGCAAAAAAAGGATTCTCAAAGACCGTCTTTCCTTTTGGGAAACTATTTGGTAAGAATTTTTGATATGGATATTCATCTTGTATTCCATGAAAATACTCTTCCCCTCTTGCTGCAACTTTTTCATCACTATTGTCTGACTTATATTTAAAAACAAGTTCTCTTTTCAAGTCGCTCCCAAGTTTTTTATCTTTAATTTCCTTGCTTCTGTCTAATTTTTGAGTCCAATCTCTTGCCTGCGAAAATGGCTTGTAAAAACTGTCAAAAGGTTCTATATATATTTGTTTTGTTTCTTCGTCAGTTGTCATCCTAAGATTAAAAGCATGTGCAATTCCTTTTACGAAATCAATCTGTTTATATGAATCGTCAATAACATCACTTAAATTATATGTCTGACCATATTCAACAAGTTCAGAAAGAAATTTTATAGAATATTTCCCATTAGCAGCATCTGAAGCACTTGTAGATGTAGGACTATTAGAGCCGAATAAATAATAAGTAGCACCAAGAGTAGTGCTGGCGTTTTGATTTCTTATCTGACGCTTAAATATAAGTCTTACCTTGTCGCCTTTGTTTAACCATATAATATTGTCAACTGAGTTAAAATTTATAACTCCATTTTGGTCACTACTAGCACTTATAATAAGTGGGTCTGCATCAGTTAAATCTGAACTCATAGCCCCTGTATTATTCCAACTGGTTTGACCTACAGTTTGAACTTGGACTTCTATCCATAGACCTGCCACTTCATGAGTATCGTTTGCAGTAGGGGTTGTACTAGATTCCCAATAAACTGCAAATTCACTTCCAGAAACTCTATACTTACCAAATTCTTGTGCTGTAAACTCTCCTGCCGCATCCCAACCTACATTATCAAAATAATCATTAATAACAAAATCTGCACCTGCGTCATTAGGATCTACTTGATTAGCAGGCCAAGTGTAACTAGTAGATGATGTTGTTGTTGGGTATGCTTTTATAAATCCTTCTCCAGTAAAACTAGAACCAAAAGAGAAATCAATCTCTCTTTGATCTCTATTATTGTATTTAAAATTAGGTAAAAGCCAAACTAGTTTTTTAAACATATCGGTTTCCATAAACTCTGAAACTATAGTATATCCTCCTGAATTACCAACTCCTGCTTGAGCAAAAATTTTATCTAGCGTGTCTTTTACATATATTGCTGGCCTCCAGTCTGTAGTTGGAACTGGCGTCCCATAACTATCTCCCCATGTGTTACCTGCTTGGTCAAACCAACCATAATATCCAGTCTGAGAAGAGGATATACCTAAGCGTTCATAAGCGTTTTCTAGCAGTTGTACTGTAGCAACTGTTCCATCTGGATTGTAATTACCATAAGATACTACTGGATAAACAATAGGAGAGTCAGAAGATGTGCAATCTTCATCTAGCCATGTGGCTCTTATTGGGGCGTTTTTCAACTCTAAATTCTCTCCACTACTTCCCCAGTATATTTCGTTTAAATGTTTTTCAGACATTTCTGAAGCCCATGTTAAATTGTTTCCATAAAAAACACATTCATAATAAGAAGGTGTTTGATCTACACCTCCAACTCCTGTAACCTTGATTGTTCCTTTTAAAGAAAACAGATTATTTATCATTATCCTACATGGCAAGTTATCATAAGCATCTACTTCTTTTTTAATGTTTGAAATAAAAGGCTGTTTTAAAAGTTTATTGTTATTTTTTGTTGCTGGTATTTTAAACGATTTACTATAATTTCCACTTGTTGAAGTTATGTCTTGTATGTCTGTAAGTTGAAAGGTTAAAGCAAGAGGAAAATCTGTATGGTCTGAAACATCTAATTCTCCATATATACTATTTTCTTGGTCAACATTTACTAATGGAGAGTTGACTATACCTAGTGTGTTTACATTTACCATTGTAAAATCACTTATTTCCAAATCTATATTTGCTGGCAATGTAGATCCTCCACTATTATACATTCTAAACCACAAATAAACATCTCCAGAGTTATTGTTTTGAGTTATGTCCATTGTAAATGAAAACTGATACGAAGTCACTCCTAAATATCCTGAAACTTGGGTGAGTATAACATTTGTTCCTCCTCCACTTATGTTATTTCCTCTAACTTCAAAATCACAGTTACCTCCACTGGTATTTATACTTTCAACATTAAAACTAAACTGATAAGTTTGTCCATGAGTTAATGTGAGAAAGTTTCTTGATCCTTGACTTATTGAACCCCCAGAAGAAGCGTTGAAATTTAAACCTCCATTAGATCCAGCAGCAGATGTAGTTCCAGTCATATTTGCCCATCCTGACGCAAGAGATGTATTGCTCCAAGATGCTAAATTCTGGTCTGCTTGCTGAGTAGGTGTGTATTCTCCGTACTGATATTCTAAAACTTCTATTTTTACTGACATTTATTAATTTCTTTGAGTGATAACTTTATGTGCTAATGTATATTCAATATTAAATCTAACTAATCCAGCATCTTGATTAACAGTTTCAATATCACCATTATTTATGATGACTGGTATATATTCTTTAGTTGAAGGTCTTAGATAAGGATTGTTTGCATTTCCCATTGCTGTTGAATCTGTATCCATTTCTATCCAAACATTAGGAGAGGTCATAATCTCTTGAAGCCACTTTGCTTCTATTTTATTAAGAGGATTTGTATATACGCTTTGATTTTTATTTGCATTTACATTAGTCACTTCTCTACCTCCTTTATATATATCTCCTCCTCTCATTGTGTCGTTATGATATATGTCAAGGTCGCTTATTTGAGTAGTTGTTCCATATTGAAATCCTGTTTGATACCAAGTTCTATCCCCTCCTTTTCTTTCTATCACATCTCTGCTTATTGACAACCCTTCCACAACATCTTTTTTAGCGGTATAACTATCAATACCTCCTAAAGAATTTAACCAATGAAATCTTACAAACCCATAAGGTATTTTTTCTGACTCTCTATCTATAACATAATATCTATATTCTGAAGTTCGTCTTTCTGTATAAGGCGACCACTGTGCAAATCTTGATACACTTACTCTATAATATGCTGTAGTAGATTCAATTTTATTTCCAGTATAATTATTCCAGTATGGCCAGTTTGTTGGATTTGTTGTTGGTGCTTTTTTGCTTGCTTTTAATGTTGTTGAATTATTTATATATGATGGAGATACATTTTGAATAAGCATCCTTTTTTGTTCTGCAACTAGTCTTACATATCCACCGTCAATAGTTGTATATAAAAGATCTTCAAAATCTCTTAAATAAAATGTGTTTTGTGCCGAACCATTAGACAAGAAAGTCTCTACTTTCAATCCTATCGTACCAACAAAACTATCCACTCCACTTCTAATGTCATCAGAATTACTATTATGTAAATAAAATTGTAAAAACTCTGCTTCTTCATCCATTCTAACTTCTTTTTTGTTAGGTATAGTAGCGTCTGCTGAAAAGTTTTTACATCTGCTTAAAAAAGCATATTTTGTTGTAGCACTATCAAGCATACAGTAAGTATCAAAATAAAAACTTGAATCTTCTTCTACCTGATTTACAGAATTTATTACTGTAACAATGTTTGTAATTAAAGCACTATTAGTTGCAGCAACAATTTTCCCATCATTTCTTACTACTTCAAAAGTTGCTTCAACTTTAACCTCTCTAAAAGTTGCGTTTTCTGCAATATTAAAATCACTAACATATGCGTATCCAGAACCATTATTACTAACAGTATTGTCTTGTATTGTTAATCCGCCATTCATACCTCCATAAACACCACCATTAGTAGATCCTGATATTGTATTAGTACCACGCCAAGAACCCTTACCTATTGGGCATAAACTGTATGATAATTCATCTGCTACCATTTGACTTATATCAACAGTAAATCTATGTCCAATAGCAGGTGTTGAAGGATCATCATATTTCTTGTTTACAATGTCTCTGCTTTTTTTAATTTTCCCTATTGACCTAAAACTTCCAAATCTATCTGTTCTTACTGTAACATTAAAAAGAACATTTACGATATCTCCAGATGCTGAAGAAGCATCATAATTAGCAGACGAAGGCTCTTGTGCTTCCGTCATTGTGCCATTAATCCATACCACTTGATATCTTAATTGGTCATTTACGCTCTTTAAAAGATTTGTTCTATGTGGGTAAAAAGCATAACTTGCTATATTGGTTAAACTTGGTATAGGTTGTATCCTAAATTCACAATTTCCATTTATTACTGCCATATCTTAATATATTTTATATTTTGTGTTTAAATATCCTTTTATGTCTGACTGTTCTTTAATAGTCAGTTCTCTTTTGTAAACAATTATCTCTTCTACATTAGACTTAGCAAATGTGCTAGCCCCCCTAAGTCCTATATTAAACCTAGAAGCATTAAAAGTAGTAGTTGCATCCCACCCGCTTACTATAGAACTTGCACTACCGCCTTGATTCATGCTAGTTGTCAGCCTACCTCCTGCTCCGTTAAAACTTGTAGTTACCAATCCATAACTGCTAGAAACTTCACTATTGTAGAAAGCCTCATTTGATCCGTCACTAATGTACGAGTAGAATTTATTATCATTAAATCCAACACTAATTTCATCCCCTCCTCCAGCGTAATCAAAAATACTAAAGTGTGTTGCACTTGCTACATTTTGTTTTGCAACTACAAATATTGTATAATCTGTTGCAGTCAATGGGCAAACACTATCTGAAGTAAAATAATCAGTTTGACCATCAAAAGATATATATGTTTTGTCATTAGCCCCATCATAACCATATCTTAATGGTTGATTTACTTTTGTTGCCTGAGAAACACTGTTTCCATTTCCAGATTGGTCTGCCCAAGCACTTACTTGTTTTGTTGCTATATCAAATGTTGCTCCACTATCTGCTTTTAGCCATATTACTAAATCAGAGAAGTCTGATGGGTAATGAGATACTGGTCTAAAGCATTTTGTAAACGCACTCATTGTGAATGTTAGTTTTACTTGAACTAATCTGTCGTTTGCAACCTCTTTTACTCTTTCTATCTCTATACTCTCATCCTCTAAGTAAGCCTCCACACCTGCATCTTGATAATTTTTCAAGACAAAATCCATCCATTCATTTGCTAAGTCTTGTAAATTGTCCCATCTTTTTTGTAGTGTTACTACTGATTGTGCTGATTGCTGGTAAAGATTGTAGAAGTTTATTTCAAAAGTATATTCCTCTCTACCATTATATATTTCTGGTATTATTGAAGTAGGCGGTTCTATCAACATTAATGGATATTTTGTGTCGTGATCTTGGTTTACATCTGTTTCATATCCAAATTTCACATCTCCATAAGTCCACTTGCTTTCAAAAACGCTTACTACATCTGTTAGTCTTGTTATTGCCATTATTACAATGTTATATTATTTTTATTATGTATTTTTTCTTGGACTGCAACCTCATAATCGTTTTTAGCACTATTCCAACTTAAATAAGTTAAAACTTTATATAAGTTTGTTCTTTTAACGCTATCTACTTCATTTTCACCATCCATTTTAAATATTTTTTTTTCTGAAACCATATATAAACTATTTAGCCATCCATATGGTTTTATGAACTTGTTATAGAGTCCAACTGTAGAAACTCTGTTTTTGCCTGTTCCACTTCCTCTTCTGTTTTCCCCAAAAACATTTGGAAAGTCTTTGTTAACTTGACGCTTTGCATAGTCAAAAAAAAACTGAACTCCCAAACTATGTCCATTGTTAATTTTTTAAATTTTTCTGTTTTTTCTGGTATGATATCATCATCATACTCTTCACCTGCAGCCCTGCATAATATTGCCATCTGCTCTGGAAGCACATCAAATTTACCATGCTTCATTATTTTTATTGTGCTTTCTAAGTGTGTAGCCTCAATATAATCTCCAAAAGTGTTTCTTTTTAAAAATTCTTTTGGAAAATAATATGTTTCGCCATCTAATTCAAATTTTTGTATTCCCTTTGGTTTATATTCTTCTAAAGTGCCAGCAAAAGTATTAATAGCAACATTTACGCTATCTAAATCAAGATTATTCATTTGTCTTTCCTTGATTCCAGTCAAATACATAAAAATCTCTTTATTCATTTTTAACACCTCTACTGTTGAGTGTTCTGCCTCTATAATATTACCTTCTTCGTCTCTTTTGTTGTACTTATTGATAATAGCGTACAAGCCATACCAATATTCTAAAGTCATGTCCCCCCATTCTGTTGGAATTTCATAATTTTTGTCTTGAATTTTAATTTCTAGCATTTTATATAAATTTTAATTAATTCTAATAGATTCAGGATTACTAAATATATCCCTCTTCTCTCTTTCATCAAATAACACATCTGCCAATTCACTTACTGCATTTTCATTCGCAGTACCAATCTTCTCTAAAATAGACACTATATTAAATCTATTTTTTTCATTTTTCAAAGCAGATAAAAATCCAATAGCAGTATAAAAAGACATGTTAGGTATTATAAACATATATTCAGATATAACACCATTGTCTGTATTGTTTTTATCTAGCATAGTGTCGTAAAAATTATTTGAGTAAGCATATATTGAATTTAACACATCTAAAAAGTCGTGATACTTGCCACTTTCCACATCTTCAGTAGCGTAATACATCAATCTCTTGACTATTCTTATGTGTCTATCAACAATCTTTTTGTGATCTGCGTTTAGATATAAAATATCTGTTTCTTTCATAATTTTTTGACAATTTTTTTTGTAATCAATCAAAACTAAACAAAAATATACATAAAGTGTGAAAATTTTTCACAATTTTTAGACAAACTGAAATTTTAACTGAAATATACTACCTTCCCTAGTTTACTGCCCCAAATCTCCTTATTTACAGCCATAACTAAGCAGTCTACCATATCATCATGCTTTGCTGCTGGAAATTTAGTTAATTGGTCTAAAAACTCTTCATTCCACTTGCCATTTAACAAACTTACTCTTCCACTCTCCAAAGAAGCACTAATATCGCTTACTCTTGCTACTTTATCTTTAGTTGGTGGTTTATCTTCTTTTACATTAAGTCCTGTTTCCCTAATTAGTGTTTGCACTATAGACTTCCCAGATGCTTTTGGCTCTACATATATTCTGCTTTTGTTAGTATAACCATTCTTTTTAACCCATTCTGGTATAAATCTAACAAGTTCTGGAAATTCTTTTCTAACATTTACGCAGTCTACTATCTGCCATTTGTTATCTACATAGGTATATGCTAGTAATGCTGATGGGTCATTCTTTTGATTTGCAGTATATGCTGGGTCTATAATAAAGTTTACAGTTGCTTCTTCCTTTCTATATCTGTCTATCTTAAACCAATCTCTATGTATCATCCCACTATCTAGGGGTGTTGGGGTTTGTTGTAGTTGTCCAGCATAGCCATAAGTGCCTAAAGCACTTCTATAATCTTCTAAAACTTTTTTACTAAATCTTTCTGCCCAAAAAAGACCACTTTCTTTGTCATAGAACTTTTCTAATGACTTTGGTTTTATATTTCCATCTTCATTTGTTGCAGGAATACATATGTGCTTATAATTTAATCTTGTTTCCTTGTCTAACAAAAATCCACTTAAATCTTCTTCGTGTACTCTTTGCATTATTATTATTCTGACTCCAATATCTGCTTGGTTAAGTCTTGAGTAAAATGTTGTCCTATACCATTCGTTTGCATTGTCTCTTTCGGTTGCTGAATTTGCCATTTGTGGCGACAAAGGGTCATCCACTATTAGGAAATCCCCACCCTGACCAGTTACAGTACCACCAACAGAGGTTGCTCTTCTCATTCCTATATGATTATTTTCGTATCTCTCTTTTAGGTTTTGATCTTTCTTAATATGAAAAACATCTTCCCATCTTCTCTTAAACCAATCACTAAATATTATATCTCTTGATTTAGTTGATAGTTCAATAGACAGTGTTGCAGAATATGATGAGGTTATAAATCTTAGTTTTGGTGATTTTATCCAAGCCCATACTGGAAACATAACAGTAACTATCAAAGACTTCGTGCTACGAAAGGGTACATTAATAATTATGTCTTTGGTTTTTGGTTCTTGTCTGATTATTCTTTCGCACTCTGCCTGTAATGTATCGCATATATATTTATGATGCCAATTAGTAGATAGTGGTACTGATGGCTCTACTACATGCCAAGCCTTTTTAAAGAACTCATAGAAACTCATTTCACAAAGTTTCTTTTCAAGTGCAAACTTTAATGCTGCCTTTTTACTCGTCATCTATTTCTGTGTAGTCAATATCTTCTGCATCTTCCAGACCTCTTATTTGATTTTTAATATCATCAAGAGTTGCTCCTTCATTTAAGTTAATCTCAATCTTAGTTTCGGTGTCCTTCTTTATTTCTGTTGATTGTAATTTAGGCATAGCATAGTTCATTAGTTTTGCTATAGCATCTATGTATGCTCTAGGATCTTCATCAAATAATATATCCAATGCCATCTTAATCTTTACTGGCTGTCCTTCTAAAGCATATGCTAATGACTTCCTAGTCATCTTTGCTATCTCTCTTACTTCCCTATTTTTAGGTTGCAAGGCTTTAGGTGTCTTGTTGTAATTCTCATCTATTTTACCAAGTTGAGGCCTCTTCTTTCGTGCCTCTTCCCCTAATTTCTTTTCTTCCATTCTGCCAAAATACAAAATGTTTCCTTTCCCCTTTCATAATTATAATATAAAATTGAACAAACGATTGTTAACATTATTATGTATTGTAAAGAAATTATGCAAAACTTTATTTTTAAAATACTAACTTCGTCCTCTTATAAGAGTATTATAAGTTCTAAGTCTTATAATCGTCCTCTAGTCTTATAGTAAACATCATTGCTCATATCGCAAAGTGTTAAATAACCCCTAAAATAGATGTTTAAAGTAAAACATAGTTTTTATAAAATTGAACTTTGGTTTTGTGTATGTCCGTTTATGTGGCTAAAAGCAACTACGGGCCTCAAATTACGGAATTTAAAAAGCCCTTTTTCAAACAAAAAAACATATCTTTTTTTAATATAATAACAAAAAAATTGTATAAACTGAACCAAAAACTGGTTCAAAGTTTGCAAAAACTGTCAAAAGTTTGTTAAATCTTTATAAATCAAGTAATTATTTAATAAAAATCTCTTTTTTTCTTGCAAATCTGTCTAAAAAGAAAGAATTTGCCTATCATATCATAACAAATTAAACTTAATATAACAAACACTAACTAAAAAGTAATAAGTATTTAAAAGGTTTTAAGCGTGTTTTATGTATCTATAATAGGTAGATATTAGAAACAAAAAAAGCCTAATTTAATAGGCTCTTAATGCGTTGTATGTTTGTCTTTGTTTACTGCTTTACATTGTAGATCTTTTTATTTATTATTAATGTTTGCAGCGTTTCAATATTAATCATTCTATATGATTTCTTTTGCATGTCAAACACTGTTAAAAGATTGTATTTGCTCGGATCATATGGTCGCTTCTTTGCATCTTCTTTTAAATGCTTTGTGACTTTTAATCTTGCATTCATTAGTCTATGCGTGCCATCTTTCTTTATAAATAGGCTAGAGAAAATACGCCCGTTTGAATTGTTTATTAATTCTTTTGCTTTGTCTTTGTTTATAGTTTTTGTCATTGTTTAAAGTTTAAATTAATTATTTATTTTGTTTATATTATCCTAAACACCCAGCCAAAAGAGAGAGCAAGAATAAAAATGTAAATACTTTATCGCTGTAATTTGTTAGTGGTAGTTTTCCTCTGCTCATGATTTATTATTTTTTAAGTTAATATCTATTTTAGATCCGTCCCACTCTTTACCATTTAAGAACCATTTAAAATTCTTTTGTTGTATTGATACATTCGGGAGGGCGTTGAGCCTTTCTTTTGTTGTATTGCTAAACCATCCACAATTTTGAATTGTTAGTGTCTTTTCTGGGTCGTTGTATCTGTATGCAATAGCGTTGCCGTGTAAATAAAGTACTGTAACATTTGGTAAAACTTCTACTTCCATATTTTGTTTTTTAAATGTTTGTGCGTTTAAAAATGCGTTAACGCTTTGTTGTGTGATTTGTCTCATTGTTTTATAGTTTTTATAGTTATTATTTATTTAGTTATTTTGTCAAGTTCTGGATAAACAAAGTCGTAAAACTTGTTTTCTCTGTCTCTCGATGCGTGGAGGCTTGCTAGAGTTTCGCTGTTTAAATTCTCTGTACTATAACAACATTCGGCTGCTAACTCTAAAGAATCGCGAAGGCTCGGATCATGCTCTTTTAAATATTCTATAGCCTTAGAATAGTAAATTATTTCAACATTAAAAAATCCATTGTCTTGTAATTCTTCTTGAATTTCGTCGGCTGTATATTCGTGTATATCATCAACAAAATCATCTTGCAAATAGTTAAACGGGTCATCTAGTGCGTAATATTCGCAAAGTTCAGATAATCTATTTTGGATATTTTGGTTTAATTCGTTTGCTTTCTCTTCTTGAGGTGTTGCAACGTAGTTAATCGGGTTTAAAGGGTTGTTTTTTGTGTGTGTGTCCATTGTTTTATAGTTTTTATAGTTATTATTTTCGTTTGTTTCTTCTTCTTCTTCTTCTTTGTAACATTCTATACACATGCAATCATGGTCAACAAAATATGTTTTGTTTTCTTCAATATTGCAAATGATACAATATCTTGGGTTTTCGTTAAGTTGGTTTTTAATTGGTGTAATGTAGTCTATTTTTTTTGTGTCCATTGTTTAAAGTTTTTTAGTTATTAAATTAGTAGTTTAGTTGTATATATAATAGAAAAGAGCCAATAAAAGCAGAGACAGTGACTGCAATAATTAGCCATGTAGGAATATAATCTATTAATCTTTTTTTGTCTAGGCTTTGAATATTGTATTTTGTATGATCGTTTTTAAATACAAAGTTTGCAACCTCTTTAGCGTTCATAAATTGAACAACCTTTGTTTGTTTGTTTGTTATTTTGAAATTTGTTGTCATTGTTTAAAGTTTTTTAGTTATTAAATTATGATGCAAATATACAACACTTTTGCACATTACAAAACAAAATGTTAAAAAAGTTTATTAAATATGTTAATTTATAATCATTCTAAATAACTGAGTATCAACGCCTTATATAAGAAACAGGTGTGTGCGTACACATAGAACAGACCCAGCAGTTTCACAGCAGTTTCATAGCAGTTTCACAGCAGTTTCAAAAAAAATGTTTTGTAAAAAAATGTTTTGTAAAAAATCTAATCAGGAATTTCCATGTACCAGTCTAGTACATCCATACACTCTTCAAGGCCTTTAACAACCTTAGCATAGTATCCTGCTTCATTTAGATATGCCACCCACTCTTTCTGTTCTTTAGATGGGTAACACTTTTTGTCGGCTTTAATCTCTAAGAATAATCCAGCATACATGCTATTTACTTTTAGTATCTGCATATCTGGAAAGCCTTTAACATATCCAGTCTTTTTTGCTAACACCGCTTGCTTCATAGAGGTTCTAATACCTCCAAGACTTGCACAATATCTTAGTTCTGGATATTGGAACTTCATATAAGTACAAAAGTTTGATTGGACTGTTGCTTCTTTTTTCATAGCACCCCCCTACCCCCTATGCCCCCCTATACCCCCATCGGTATAAGTAGTTCCTTTAATAAGTTGATACATCAATGGTTGAGACACGCTATACTTTCTAGCAAGAGATGATATGGTCATCTTC